AATTGGTTCCGTTATTGTATTTGAGGATGGACGTAATATTTGGTCGAGTGCTGCATCCGGGGCTATTCTTGTCCCAGGTGGGGCGACTTTTGAGCGTCCGACTGTTGGAACATCTGGGCATCTTAGATACAATTCCGAACAAGATAACCTTGAGGCGTATCTTGGTGGCCAATGGCGGTCGTTGTCGTTCCAAGGTGTTACCAACACATCCGTAAAGAATTTGGGAACGGGTACCGGGTTATATGCGCAGACGGATGGGACTGAACTTCAGTTCAAATCTATTGCAGCAGGCTCGCTGATCTCTCTTTCTACGAGCGGTGATACGATCACGATATCGTCCGATGCCGCACCAACAAATTCGCCTGATTTTACTGGGGTGCCGACCGCGCCTACCCCGGTGTTGACCTCGAATGATACCACGATTGCCACGACAGCATTCGTCAAGGGGCAAGGATACCTCACGGGTAATCAAATCATTTCGATAACCGGTGATGCCTCTGGTTCAGGCACAACTTCTATTTCATTAACATTGGCGAATACTGGGGTAACTGCTGGTACATACACCAAGCTCACGGTTGACGCCAAGGGTCGTGTGACTGCGGGAACTTCGCTATCATCGTCCGAAGTTACAACGGCACTGGGGTATTCTCCACTGGCATCTGTTTCAAATGTAGGCACGGGTACCGGGATATATGCTCAAACCACCGCGAATAGTGCGCAATTAAAATCTCTTGTTGCGGGGGAAAATGTATCCATAATTTCTGACAACGATACTATTACTGTTTCTGCAACTGGCGGAAGTCAAGTGGTAACCGCACCGACGACATTTTATGCCGGGTCGTTTGATAATCCTGGCGCTGATTGGGCGATTTCGCTCGTGGCTCCCGCACAATCTGATCCGTCCCGTATAAGTATGACAGTGCGTGCGTTTGACGATACCCAAGAAGAAGGGATTGGGTTCCCAATTACCGTCCCGACCGGTGTGACGACAATGAATTTTTCATTTAAACATCGAGCATCAACCGCGCCATCAACCGCGCGAAATGTTGTTATGCGGTTCTACCGTAGAACTGTCCCAAATAACGCTGCGGTTGGGACATGGAGTGCGGCGACGACGTTGGCAACGCTTAGTATTCCGGCAAATGCAAACTATCAGTATGCAACTACATCGATTGCGTTGTCTACACTTGGGTTGACCACGGGAACCCTATATTTGATTGAAATGACGCGCTACGGCGGTTCCGGGTCGGACACCTTGGTTGGTGATTGGTTGCTGTTCGAAACTGGTGTGTGGTTTACCTAAGATGGCTCTGATATTTAACGGCACCTCGAATTATGCGTTAGTTCCAACATCCACGGCGATGAATACCCTGACTAACTCTATCACGATCATGGCGTGGGTATACCGAACCGGGAGTGGTTCATTACAAGCTATCATCAGCCGATCCATATCTGGTACTGCGCAAGATGAATGGTGGCATCTAAACTATAGAAATTCCAAAGCTCGTATAATTTTCGGGGATGTAAACGGCGTCATTAATGTTGAAGGGGGACCGACGCTTACTCGGAATACTTGGTATCACATAGCAGCAACATATGATGGAACAACTATTTCATTATATATTAATGGTGTGAAATATGTCACCTCTGCGTGGTCGGGGGCATTTGCCCCCGATACTTCACCGGTATCAATTGGGTGTGATATTAATGGTGGCATCCCTGGTGAATATGTATCTGCATGGATTGAAGATGTGCGTGTGTATTCACGGGCGCTCGCTGCTGAAGAAATCATGACTGTGTACACCATTCGTGGTGGGGATGTTATTGTGGGTGGTTTGTTAATGCGATATCCGATGTCGGGTAATGGGTCAATTAGCACGACTGGTAGTCTTGTTGATGTTGGTGCATATGGTTTGCATGGTAACCCCTCGAATACCATAACTTATACACAATCTTTACTTACACAACGTTCAGCAAGAAGGTAACTTCCTATGGCTAATGTATTACATCGCCAGTCTAAACTATATTTAGAGAGTGTAAATACTCCGGACTATATGGATGGTAATTGGGTTATCAATCCTGATCTATCAGCGGTTGATGGTGTTGATTCGCAATATTGGATAATAGACGAAAATGATGTTATCCGTGAAATGACCCAGGTAGAAAAAGATGAAGCGTATATTGAAGACGCTAAAAATACCAAAAAAGAAGAAATCAATCAATATCGTGAAGTTCGTTTAGTTGGTGGGTTTGTATTTATGGGTCATATATTTGACAGCGATACACGTGCCCGTCAAAATATTTCCGGTATGGCTGCTGCTATTGCAAATGGGATTATGATACCATCAAATTTTGTGTGGCGAGCAAAGGATAATACTTACGTTTCAATGGATGCGGATGATGTGAAGGCATTGGGTGTTGCCGCAATGTATTTTGTTAATCAATGTTATGGAGCGTGTTGGGCACATAAAGATGCAGTTGATGCCTTAACTACCCTTGATCAAGTAGAGAACTATGATTACACCGTTGGATGGCCTTAACGCCTAAATAGACGGTGTTGAGGGAGATTATGGATGCCGCTTACAGATAGTCAAAAGCTTGATTTCCTCTGGAAGAAAATTATGTACGGAGTTGCTGAAACTAGTGTTTCTGACAAAGCAGGTCCGAACGAATCTATTGCGTCCCCGCTGCCGATTTATGGACATACTATTCTTGCGCAATCAGGGTCAATATCAGCTATACCGCCTGTTTCTTCTGATACTATTGTGCAGGTATATAGTGAAGGAACCGCAAATCGTTGTAAGGTAGATGGTACGGTATCTGGAAATCACACCTGGGTGACGGTTGCCGACTACAATGCTACTATCGATGTGACCAACCAATTGGGTGACTGGATTCCGCCGACATTCAATAGTTTGTATCAGGTCAAGGTGTACGCGGGTAATCCGAGTTCTGGCGGCATCCTTTTAAACCCACTCACTACTGATCAGGAATGGGTATTCGACTACACCAGCGGTGTTCTACACTTTCCCAACACGGTTCCTTCTGGCGTCGCCACAAACGGCGTTTATATCGAAGGCTACCGCTATATCGGTACAAAGGGTGCTAGTGGTGGTGTTTCGTCGTTTATTGCCCTCACGGATGGTCCTGGCGCGTTTACCGGACATGCGGGGCAGGGGATTGTAGTTAATAGCGGCGCGGACGGGCTTTCGTATACATCAGGGCGCCCATTAGAGATTTTCACAGCAACGCTGAATTTTGATAGTTCAGGTAATGTAACCAGTGTCACGGGACTCCCAACCGGATGGACAATTGCCTCCTTAAACGTAATTTCAACGGGTAATACTGACATCATTTTACAACATACTGTAGGGCGTCCGCCGACCTGGGTGACTTTCTGGGGCGCATCTACCGTTAATACCAATGAATGGCGGTTGCGTTATCCCACCACCGTGAAAGATGTCATATATACGACTGCGAATGCTGCGACTCATTTCAAACTTGCATCAGTGAGTCCGTCGTTGGTCGGCACTGGTACGAGTGCGGGTGCAAACAGTGCCGTCGTTGCAATGTTCTTCTGAACCAATTGATAAATACCAGAACTGCTGGATTTTTTGAGGGATTCGTATGTCTATTTCCTTCGCTAAAGTGTCCTTGCGTGTATTTGCCATCGTCAAGGGCGGCGGTCGTAAGGTCAAGATGTTCGATGAGGTTGGAAACAAGGTTTTCGACCCTGAGAAATGCCGTCGTTTTTTCGTACAGCCGGAACACATGATGGTGACGGTGCGAGAAGCCGGTGATGATTCTGAGATCAAGGTTTATCTGCATGAAGGTATCAAGATTGAAGAAATTCAGCGGTTGCTTCTCAGCCTTCGCAAAACTGCGGTTCATTATAACCTGAAGTACACCGTTCGTAAGTTCGGTCGAAAGATCACGCCAAAGGATTTCGCCTATCAGGCTGAGATTGAAAAAGGGCGTGTTAAAGAATCCGACCTAGGAGGTAGCATGGATACTGTCATGGAAAAAATGAGCGGGTATAGCAAGACATCTTATCAGCCGATAGGAGATTGTCGTCTTGTTGTTCGCCATTCCCAGCCAGTAGACGATAAAAAAATCGGTGCGCGTGGGCGCAATATTCATGCCGTGTATATTGAAAACAAGCTTGGTGAACGGTTTTTAATGCCACAAGCACACCTCAATGGTGGACGGGCAATGGCACGGCACCTAGCGGAAGGTGGTGCGGTTGATGATGATTGTGGATCGCGCATCAAAAAGATGATGACTGAGTGGGCCAATTTGCGTGGGATTGCCAAATATATATCAGAGAACATCAAGGTGCTTGGAGATAACGATAATACCCGTCGTTTACGGGAAATGGTTCGTGAACGAATTATCGAGATCAATGAAACCTTCAAGAGCATGAGTGGTAGCCGTGGGTATGGGTCTGCTCGCGAAAGTTTGGTTGAGGGTGATGATGTGGATAGCTCGGTGGTAGCCACTGAAAGTTCACACATTAAGTCCCTTCTGTGCCTTGAAGAAGGCAATGAAGCATTCCACGAGGGGATTGATGCCCTCGCGCGGTATTCCGCCCGTAAGAAAGCCGCCGAGGGTGCCACGGACGTAGTTGCTCCAATCAACGAGCCAACCGTGGGTGATGTGGTGGGTGGATTGGATGAATATGGGCAATTCACCGAATGGCTCAATCAGTTCGATCCTGACCGGTTTTTGACCGAGGGTGATACAGCTAACGACCCGGAATCTAATGACGATCAATTTGACGAAGGATCGTTGGTTACCTTGGTACCGACACCGGACATCAATCGTGGGGTGTTCCCGGAAGCAAATTGGATTACCAAGCCGTCAACCCGCGTCACGTTGAAGGAACCGGTCGAGCGTGGAACGCTTGATGTGGTTGAGTGTGAGCTTGAGGATGGTACTGTTAAAAAGATTTATGGGTTTAATATTGCCGCAAAGGTCAAGGAGAACCCCGATGAAGTAACGGTGTCCGTGAATAAGCCGGATACAGTATGGGAAGCGGCAGCGACGTTGGTGAAATGGCGATCTCATCCGGATGTTCTGCGCGAAATTTCCGAGTCAATCAGTGATGAACAACTTGCAGCAGTGCTGGAAACCATTGGAACTATGTGGATGCCCAACGTCGCGGACGAAATTCGTCGCGTCGTTATGGAGGGGCGTCAAGTTAAGCAGAAGATCGAAACCGAGTGGGATGAACTGACGACCCTTGCTGAAATAGTCGAGGATACTCGCCCAACGCAAATAGGGTTTAAGACTGCTGCTGATTTGATTGTGTCAACACGGCGCCTTCAGACAGTAAATGTAAATTTTGACGCGGACTACGAAACTCTGGTACTTGAATTCCACGACGCCGATGCATGCGTTAACGCAGCACGGCTACTGAAAGAGTATCGAATTCCCTTCAACGAGGATGTGATGGGCGGTGACATGGGTGATGATTTCATCGCTGATGTCAGCCCGAAATACCGGCGTCAACGGGACGCAAATCGTCCTAATTTCACCGGCTTCCCGTATGAAGTGAAAGAGTATGATGTGGACGCGATGATCAGCCGTCTGGACGACGCAGGGATTGATTTTTCCGTCGATGACTGCACGTTCTATTTTCAGTCCGAAGAGGACAAGAAAGCGGCAATCGAGCTTCATCACCCTAATGATATCGACCGAGGTATTGTTGGTGAAATGTCATCATTCCGGGACAAGGTGATCCAGTTAAGCGACTACAGAAAGTAAGGAGAAGAGGGGCTTTCGCCCCTCTTCTAGTATCCGCAAGATGCTATTGATGACGGTGGTTGGTTATGTGTGGTGTTAATACCAAAAACACACAGATAATTAAGAATGTAGATCGAGTGTTGACCTCCAAAAAAATAAATTGCGGAACGGCCAACACATGATTTACAACAAAGTCATCGCGGGAACAAAAAGTGAACGCGGTGTCTAAGGCTCGATAAGCAAAACTTAGGCTCAAAATACAGGCTCAAAATTAGGAGAAATCAAATGCCCACATTGGCTGAAATTCGTGCAAAGCTTGCTGCTGCTAAGAAGCAGTCCGAATCCAACGGTTCTGGCGGTGATAAGTCCGTCTTCCCTTTCTGGGACATTCCCGAAAATAAAACTGCGGTTGTTCGTTTCCTTCCGGATGGCTCTCCGGATGCCGAGTATTTTTGGCAGGAGCGCATGGTAATTCGTCTTCCCTTCCAGGGTGTCTTGGGTGGGGACGAGAACAAGGAAGTTACTGTCACTGTCCCGTGCTTGCGTATGTGGAAGGGTGCTGATGGTAAGCCGCTGGCTGATCCGATCCTGGCTGCGACCAAGGATTGGTGGGACGGTGATGATGAACTGAAGGAACTTGCACGCAAGTATTGGATCAAGCGTTCTTTCGTGTTCCAGGGTTTTGTTGTTGACAATCCCCTCGAAGAAAAGGAAGCCCCGGAGAACCCGATCCGTCGCTTTATTATCAACCCCTCCATTTTCAATCTCATCAAGGACTCCTTGATGAACCCCGATATGGAAGAACTGCCGACCGACTATACTCGCGGTCGCGACTTCAAGATCACCAAGACCCGTCGCGGTGAGTACGCCGATTACACCACTTCTACGTGGTCGTTCAAGGAGCGTTCGCTTGCCCAGGCAGAACTTGAGGCGATTGAGAAGCATGGCTTGTTCAACCTGAAGGACTTCCTGCCCCAGAAGCCGACTGATGCTCAGCAGAAGATGATCTTCGAGATGTTTGAAGCCAGCATCGCCGGTCAGCCATACGACCTGAAGAAGTGGGGTGAGCATTACCGTCCGAATGGTCTGCGTGGTGATTCTGCTGCCACCGGCACGGAAGACGGTGGCGAGAAGACCACTACCACTGTTGCAGTCAGCAAGCCTGCGGTGACTGAGGAAGCCTCGGTGGCTGTCTCGGTTAATCCGTTGGAAGCCCTGAAGGCACGTGCTGCTGCTACGGCGGCTGCCTCTGGTGAGGAAGCCACTACTGCCGAGAAGCCGAAGGCTGATGCCCAGGCAATCCTTGACCTGATCAAGGCACGTTCCGCCTCCTAAGGTGATGGTACAGGGGTCGGGTGAGAAATCCCCGACCCCTTTTTTCACGTTTCGACTATTATAGGTGATCTCAATGGCAGGACCAGTATTCAACCTCGGAAAAGTTCTAAAGGATGTTTCGAAAATCGACGGTGTGTTTATCGGGACATATGACCCGCATACTTGGCTTAGCACCGGCAACTATGCCCTGAATTTCTTTCTGGCGCAGGACTTTTATAAGGCTGTTCCGTTCGGTAAGGTGATGATCCTTGCCGGTGAGCCTGCCGCTGGTAAGTCGTATATCTCGGCCAACATCGCTAAGGAAGCCCAACGCGAAGGTATCACGGTTGTCATGATCGACACCGAAGGTGCGTTGGACGACAAGTGGTTGCGTGATGTTGGTATCGACCCTGAAAATAACTTCATGCGTATTGAAGCCCGTATGATCGGTCAGGTCGCGGAAATCATGAATTCGTTCATCGAGCAATACAAGGCTGACAACAAGGGTAAGAAGCCAGAGGAAAAACAGCGCGTGTTGTTCGTTCTTGATTCGCTGGGCATGTTGTCTACGCCAATCGCGGTAGAGCAGTTTAAAAAGGGCGATCTCAAGGGCGATATGGGTCACAAGCCCAAGCAGCTTAAGCAGTTGGTCACCCAGATTGTCTCCCAGATCACTGGTGAGGAAATCGGTATGATCATGACCAATCACAGCTATGCGTCTCAGGATATGTACAATCCGGAGCCGAAGCTGTCGGGTGGTGATGGTCCGATCTACGCTGCCTCGATCATCGTGGCAATGCGCAAGAAGAACCTGAAGGACGATTCCAAGAAAAGCATTGGTATCAAGTCGGTCTGTAAGGTTTTCAAGTCCCGTTACGCAAAGCCTAATGAACTGACTGAAATCGACATCCCTTATGTCGGTGGACTAGACCCGTATTCCGGTCTGTTGGACCTTCTCAAGGACAAGAAAGCCATTCAGCAGAATGGCGCATGGTACGCTTATACCGATCTTTCCGGTAAAGTGCATAAGTACCAAGAGAAAGGTATGACACCGGAGTTCTTCCACCTAATCATGGACGAATGGAAAGAACAAGAAGATCGGCGGTATGGCTCCGGTGCCAAGGATCAGAAGCTCACCACTGGTGTAGATTTCGATCCCGAAACGGGAGAAATATTGGAAGATGATGAGTAACGAGACGAATATGATTCTAGAGGTATGGGAACTTCTTAAAGAAACAGTCACCGAAAAACATCGCGGTGATGCTGCTGTGCGGTTGCTGAAGATTATGGATGATCATGGTTTCAGCGACAAATTCGGTGAATTGCGCGGCGAAGATAAGTGGATTGATGATGCTCTTTTAGACTACATCGATGATGAAGTTGAAGAAGAGGAAGACGAATACGGGTATAGTGAGGATGACTAATGGTTGATGGATGGTTCAGACGGGTTTCCAATAACCCGAACGATTTGGTTCTCATTGCGGATATGGTTCAGTTCTATGAGAAGGAACTGGAAGACATGCACGAAGAGGCTGAAATTCGTGGAAATTTGGAACAATCGCTGGCACGTCTCCCTGGTATTTTCGACTATCGTCTTGAGCAGTTGAAGTCCATTAAAAGTGTGCTTCAACTGCTCACCATCAAGTTGGACGATGTAAAGAGCCAATCGTACATTAAATTTGCTGAGCACTATCCGCGCGATCTCAAGACTACTGAAATCAAGCAGTATGTAGACGGTGATCAGTCAGTCGTGGCTATGAAGATTCTCGTCAACGAAGTGCAATACCTCTACGAACAGTACGAAGGCAAGATTCGGTCGTATGAGATCAAGCATTACCAGCTAACTAACATCACCAAATTGCGGGTGGCTGGTGTTGAAGATGCTGTGATCGAATACTAATCGAAGTACCGCAATGGTTTTTGAACCCCGGTTGGCAATGTCCCTATCCATAGCCAACCGGGGTTTTTTCGTGAGGTGAGGAATGAAACAATTATACAAGCCAACGAATCCGTCAAAAGTGTTGTCCGCCGGGGTTCTTGAAGGGTCCGCACGGCAAATTACTTTGATGAAGATGTTCGATCTACACCCCTCGATTCAACAATGGGGGTTCAGACCGCTTGCCATACCTTACAGGGCGGAAGACGGGATATTGCACCTCTACCACCCGAGCTTTCTTGTCATCTATGCGCCGTCAGACGATACACCAAGCAGAGGCGAAATCGTTGAGGTGGCAACGCGCAGAGCCATGGTAGACCATCTAGCGAAATGGGAAGCTGCTGAAGCATTTGCAGTGAGCAAGGGTTTGACATTCAAGGTAATTTTCGAAGACCAGATGACTAAAAAGGGTAAGTGAATGGATATCATTTCCGTCGATCAATTTGACCGTACTTTCATTGAGAACCTTATCGCGTGTGCAGATTACTACCGATATGAATATGATCCCACCAAGCATAGTGAGCCGTTGCGCGGTAAAGTGCTGGCCAATTTGTTCTATGAACCATCGACCCGCACATCATCCAGTTTCTATTCTGCAATGGTGCGGCTTGGTGGGTCGGTAATTCCGATTAACGAGGTTCGGTATTCCTCGGTGGTCAAGGGTGAAAAACTTGAAGACACGGTTCGTACCCTGTCGTGCTATGCAGACGTGATTGTGCTTCGCCATTCCGAGGTTGGTGCTGCTCAACGTGCTGCCGACGTGATTGATGTCCCCGTGATTAACGCAGGAGATGGTACCGGTGAACATCCCACCCAGGCACTTTTAGACCTGTACACGATTTTTAAGGAACGCGGCTCGCTGGATGGGCTTCACGTGGTCATGGTAGGCGATTTGCTCCATGGGCGCACCGTTCACTCCCTATCCAAGCTTCTGCGTCTGTACGGGGCTAAAATCAGCTTTGTAGCCCCTGATGTCTTGCAGATACCAGACCAATACATTATGGCGGGTGAAACCAAATACAGCCGCCTGGATGATGTAATTGCAACCGCTGATGTGGTGTACATGACCCGCGTCCAAAAGGAACGATTCGCTACCACGGGTACTGAAACCGCCGATGACTACGGGATTACCGTAGACCATATGGCTGCGGCAAAGTCAGATATGGTGCTGATGCATCCGTTGCCGCGTGTAACCGAGATACCAGCCGAGATCGACCCGGACCCGCGCGCGGCATATTTCCGTCAAATGCGGCATGGACTGTTTATGCGCATGGCTTTATTGGCGCACGTAGTATTGAGATAATTGCGTATGAAAACGGCACTGGGGTAGACTGCGGCCAAATCGGAGAACACGTCATGCTCTATACCATCCCTGATTCATCGGTACATGCCGTAATATCGTTGTATTATGTGACCGAAGTGCGTTGGGTTCCGGGACACCGAGTGTTTTGGTCTAATAAGATCAACATGTTCCAATTCAAAAACTGGATACGTGCCGCGCTTAAAAAACCTCTGTTGAAACCAAAGAGAGGATCAAGCCATTGGCGTCATGCAATGGTACAGATTGGAGTTGATGGGGGTACCAAGTACATCCACACCAAGTCCAATCAAGAAGCGCAGCGAATACACGCTGAAATCATTGATCTACTTAAAAAACTCCCTGTATGTCATTGCAATTCTGTGAAGAAATAAAATTGCAAGGATAAGTACATATAGGTAAATTGCTGAGAAATGCCCGTTTTGACGGGCATTTTCTTGGATTGTGGAAGAACAAAACGAGAATGAAGTGTACTCTGACTGTACGTGATGAGGTAAATGTCAAGTTCGATGGTGTGGATGTCGCTACGCGCCAACGAATGGTCAAAGAACTCAAATTCTTTATTCCAAAAGCACGCCATTCCCAAGCTTATAAGCTTGGGAGGTGGGACGGCACCGTATCGTATTGCACAGTCGGCGGCGGTACCTTCGTCAATTTGCTTGACCGTATCATCCCCATCCTTGAAAAGTCTGGGTATCGCCAGGATGAAATGGAACTGGTGGATTTGCGCCAGTCATGGGATATCCCCAAAGAACTCCCGCAAATCGATTCAAATTACCTAAGTGAATACCGTTGGCCGAAAGGGCATCGTTTTGAGGGTGAGCCTATTATGCTCGAAGAGCATCAGGTTCGTACCATCAACAACTGTATGCTCTACAAGCAGTCACTTCAGGAAGTGAGTACCGGCGCAGGTAAGGCACAACCATTATGGTCGAAGATTTTGACCCATTGTGGGTGGACCACAATGGGGGCACTGCGCATTGGGGATAAGATAATTGCGCGAGATGGTACTGAAACTACGGTGATTGGTATTTTCCCGCAAGGACAAAAAGAAATTTTCAGGATCACATTTGCAGATGGGCGTAGCGCCGTTTCTACTGGTGATCATCTGTGGGAAGTTTACAACAAGCACTGGAAGCAGAAAAATCGGGTTTGGACACTTGACCAAATTCGGGAAAAAATGACTTCGACAAAAGAAGTTTACCACATCCCGGTCTACACTCCGAGTAATGGTTTCGACGTTGACCTTCCTATCGATCCATACGTTATTGGTGTGATGATCGGGGATGGTGGTATGCGGCATAAGTCGATCTATATTTCTTCCGCCGATCAGGAAATATTAGACAACGTTTCATCGCGGTTGCTGCCAGGGTATGAACTTGCCCATAGTTGCGACTATGATTATCGTTTGCGAATGACTGAAGAGTATCGCGACACTGATTTTCAGAAGAAACAGGTCGGATCGTCGCACCATTATATGCGAGTCATCAAGGAACTTAACCTTCATGGGAAATATTCTCATGAGAAATTCATTCCAGACGTATACCTGCGTGGATCATTGGCGCAACGGTATGATTTGTTGCGTGGGTTGATGGACACCGATGGATATGTCGGGAAGTACGGTGATCTATCGTTCAGTACGACCAGCAAAATGTTGGCAGAGAATGTATGCTATCTGGTGCGTTCGTTGGGTGGAAAATGCTCTATAAAGGAAAAGCAGACTTCCTATACGCATAATGGTGAAAAACGACTCGGGCGGTTATCTTATACTTGCAAAATTCGGCATCCTAATCCACGCAATCTAGTGAGTTTAGAGCGTAAACGTTCACGTATATCCGAAAAATATCAATATGCGGACCATTTCCGTCTTGCCATTGTGTCGATAGAGCCGATAGGCGTTGATGAGTGTCAATGTATCGCGGTGGATCATTCAGAGCATCTTTATGTTACTGATGATTTTGTGGTGACACACAACACCATCACGACGGCTGCCCTATCCAAGCTATGCGAGCCTTATGGGCGAACCATTGTTATTGTCCCGAACAAAGACCTTGTGGAGCAGACCGAAGCTGACTTCAAGGTAATTGGGCGTGATGTTGGTGTATTTTATGGCGACCGCAAAGAGGTTGGACGTACTCATACCATCTGCACATGGCAGAGCTTGAATGTCCTCGATAAGAAGACTAAGGACTGGAAGCTTGCGCGTGGACAGCAAGACCTTACTGATTTGGAAATTGCCACTTTCCTTGATGGCGTTGTCACTGTCATTGTGGACGAAGTTCATCAAGCCAAGTCCGACGTGCTGAAGAGGCTTCTGACTGGTCCGATGGCTCATATCCCACTTCGTTGGGGTTTGACTGGTACGATCCCGAAGGATGATTACGATTTCTTTGCTCTATTGGCTGCCATCGGTCCCAATGTTGGTAGCGTGACCGCTAAGGAGCTTCAGGATAAGGGGTTCTTGGCGGGATGTACCATTGACATCTTGCAATTGATTGAGCCGATCAATTTCAGTGGAACGCAATACCAAGACGAAATCCGCTATCTTACGTCGGACGAAACCCGTTTGAAATTTATCGCTGGGCTGATCCAGAAGATGGCGGATGGTGGAAACACCCTGGTGCTGGTGGACCGCCTCGATGCAGGAAAGGCTCTTATGCGGTACCTTCCTGGGTCGGTCTTCGTTAGTGGTAGTATGACCACAAAGAACCGTAAGACACAGTATCAGGAAATCAACGTTGCTAACGAGAAAATCGTCATCGCCACTTATGGTGTCGCTGCGGTTGGTCTAAATATTCCTAGAATATTCAATCTTGTATTGATAGAACCGGGGAAGAGTTTCGTTCGAACTATTCAGTCAATCGGTCGAGGATTGCGTAAAGCGAAAGACAAAGACGATGTTGCGATCTTTGACATCTGCGCCACTACACGCAGTTCGGACAAGCACATGAAAGAACGAAAGAGATATTATAAGAAGGCTCAATATGAACACACCGTCCACAAAATTGATTACTTACAAATGGTATGACGAAGTTTGTCATGTTGTAGAGGAATTGAAAAATTCTAAGAAGATCATACCATATTTAAAAAATCATGATTTGTGGGAGGAAGTACGTCGCGATGGTATGACTGATGGCGAGGCATTGTACTTATACATTAATAAGATGACAAATGCCCCCGTATGCGCCTCTGGAAACCCGGTTAAGTTTATTTCGTTTTCGGTAGGGTATCGGTTTTGTGGGACCGCCGCCGTATGCACATGTGTTCGGTCACGAGTTGCTGCAAAAGTAAAAGCGGCTTATGTTGCGAAGAATGATGAGGTAAAAACTCAGATAAAGGAAAAGCGAACGTCAACGGTACAAGATCGGTTTGGTTGTGCGAACGTTTTTCAAAATGATGCAGTCAAAAGTAAAATAACATCAACCATGATGGAGCGTTATGGGGCTTCGAACCCTATGCAAGTTGATGAAATTGTTGAAAAGGCATCCGCGACATTAGTAAATCGGTATGGGGTAACAAACCCTATGCAATCCGATAGGGTGAAAGCTGAGTATTTGGAGAATTTTATTGAACGGTATGGGGTAACAAACCCTATGCAAGTTGATGAATTTCGCCAAAAACACCAAGCTACTATACTGTCTAAGTACGGGCACGGTAATCCACAGCAAGTAGATAGCATTCGAACAAAAACGCGCCATACCATAATAGATCGATATGGAGTGTCAAATGTGGCGCGTAATAATGAAATACGTTCCAAAATTACTTGTAATCGGATTTTTGCTTCTGCACCGAGAGTGTTGGAACGTCTTAAGCAATTTGTGACGTTGCTTTCTGACTACCAAGGTTCGTGGGCGTGGCACGAATGGCGGTGTAATC